ATGAACGAAGTACAATTATTTAATTTTGAAAGTCATGAAGTAAGAAGTCTTTTGCTTAACAATGAGCCTTGGTTCGTCGGAAAAGATGTTGCTGATGTTCTCGGGTACCAAAACGGTAGTAGAGATATTAACCGACACGTAGATGAAGAAGATAGGCAAAACTACCAAAACGGTACTTTTGATTCTCCAAGAGGGATGACAATCATCAATGAATCAGGTCTATACAGTTTAGTTCTCTCAAGCAAATTACCAAGTGCCAAGAAGTTTAAGAGATGGGTTACATCTGAGGTGTTGCCAGCATTAAGAAAAACAGGGCAGTACCAAGTGAAGGAGTTAAGTGGCTCAGAATTAATGGCTAGAGCGCTGATTGAAGCGCAGAACGTTCTAGCTGCTAAGGATAAAGTAATCGAGGAGATGAAGCCAAAGGTTGTATTTGCTGATGCAGTAGCAACTAGCCATACATCTATCCTCGTTGGTGAACTCGCCAAAATCTTAAAGCAGAATGGCATTGACATGGGTCAGAAGCGTTTATTCGCATGGTTCAGAGAAAATGGATTTCTAATCAAGCGTAAGGGCACGGATTATAACATGCCTACACAGAAGGCTATGGACCTCGGTCTATTTGAAATCAAGGAAGGCTCTTACGTCAACGGTTCAGGTGTAAACATTACTACCAAGACCCCTAAGGTTACTGGCAAGGGTCAGCAGTATTTCATTAATAAGTTCCTTCAATAGGAGAGTGATCATCGTGGATGAATGGAACATCAGTGTTGAAGAAGTTGCAAAGATCATGGGTAAATCAAAAGATTTCATTTTTCAGGCAATCCAGAACGGATTCATCAAAGGGATTGTGATACAAAATAAAACCCGAAGAACTGCACATATTCCGAGAAAACCATTCTTTGAATACATGACTTGCTCCAAAAAAGAACCAAGCCAAGAATTAATCGAAGCGCTCATAGAAAAATATGAGTCTTCAGAAAAAGAAATCAAAAAGCTTGATGATAAGATCCTTGAGCTAAATAGAAAAATCATCAAGTTAAGCAAAACTAAATAACAGCTTTAGTTGCTCGTAGGCACCTAAAGCCAAAGAAGGCAAATTATATTATTGTAGAATGTTTCGTTTTCATTTTTTTGGAAATACCCTTCGTATGTGTATCTTACATTGAATATATCAATCCTTTTTAAATAATTTGTCTGTTGATCAAATAAACGCTTTCTTTGGCGCTAAGTGCTTATGAGCACAAAAAAAGAACACACGACTGGCATCGTGTGCTCCACTCAATCTTGGAAAAGATTGATAAAAATCAGACAGTGATAAGTATATCACGGAAAGAGGAAATTATGAATAGTAAAAGAATCTTATTAATTGCATTTAATGCATTTGTTTTGGGAACAGTTATCTCAATGATCACATCAGGCACAAATTGGGATAGTACAGCTGTACATATCTCAAGTGCTTTCTCGTTAGGATTAAACATCTTATTTTTGGAATATATCGGATTAAAGGGGGATAAATAATCATGATCAAACACACAAAGAATCCGTTCTTACACATTGAATTCAATGGTGATGAACGCTTAATCGCTGGGCAAGGAAACACATGGCAGTACTTCTTGTTATTTGCTCACATCGTCAAATCAGCAAAGAAAGGAAACTTTACTGGTGGGTTCGACAATGAAGGAGAAAAAAAGGAATTCATTAGAATTTTAAACAAAGTGTATGAACGTCCAGATGCTGCAATTGAAGCATTTTCACAATTAGGAGATGTAAATAGTTATGATGCAATCTCTAAGGCCTTAGAAGCATTAGATAACTTGTTTGAGGGGGATTACTTAGATGGAGAATAAGAAAGATATTCTAGAGAGCCTGTTTGAGACTCTCACTAGAACTAGAAAGTGGAAAGATGAAATAGCAGAAATGCTATATCACAAGGATAAGAACGGCAATGAAGAAGTCCTTGTTAGATTGTATGAAGGCAATGCTGAAATGTTTATTGATGTTACTGGAGACAGTGGCATGGCTCTTATTAAAGATGTAATCGCATCCTTAGAGGAAATACAATGACCTCTTTCAAAGGATTGTTCGATTGTCTCTATGATCCGATTCCAAAAGATAAAGAAGGGTGGCTCTCTCAGAGAAGAAAAGGTATCGGCGGTTCAGATGCCGGCATAATTGAAGGTGTCAACCGCTACACCACACTTCATGAGTTGTGGGAAGACAAAACAAATAGGCAAAAGAGACCTCAGGTCTCAAATCATGCCATTGAGATGGGAAACCGTTTAGAGCCTGTAATGTTCAACTTGTTTGAAGCACTCTATGGTGATGACTATGAAGTCATTGATACAAAAGATTATTCCTTATCTCGCAAGGATAAGGATTGGATGCGAGCTAACTTGGACGGCGCTCTCATTCGTAAGGAAGAGGGATCAAGCGGAATACTTGAAATAAAGTCCACAACAATCAACCAATGGAAGTATTACCAGGAAGAATGGGGCGATGATTCAATGCCTCAGACATATTACTGCCAGTGCTTGCACTATATGAATGTGACAGGTGCTGAGTTCGTTGTCTTATTCGCTATTGCTATGATGCCGTGGTGTGATGAAACCAAGACAATTATTAGAAGAATTGAAAGAAGCGAGGTGCTTTTGGATTTAATGCAGCTAGAGGCTGATGAAGAAGCCTTCTGGAAAAAACACATCGTGGAAGATATTGAACCAAATTTTCTATAGGAGGAAGAAAAAAGAATGAGATTTAAACAAGAAATTAAAGACCGTCTCTATGGTGGTCACATCGGAATCGAAACAGATAAGATTGATTTTGAGCTTCTCAAGGTCATGCTTGCTGATGATCACAAGAAGATTGCGGAAGGAAAGCCAGTAACTGAACTAGCATGGCCTTTTGGCGCAATTACAGCACTCACTGCAGTTAATGACAATGGTGAAGTATTCGCTGACAAGCAGATTGACATCAGATATGAACAGGTAAAGTTCAGGGATGCGATCATTGATGAAGATACACAGCCTATTGATGCAGATGTCAATGAAGTTGCTGAGATGCCTAGTTTAAGCGTTGTAAAGGTCATTCCAGCGCAGATTGAAGGATGTAACGTAAAACACTTCAAAGAGGCTGTAAAGTCTTATTTGAAACGCTATGACGGCATTGTAGTAACTGCAGACAACTATAAAGAGTTATCTGACGTTGTTTCTAAACTGAAGAAAGAAAAAGACAATGTCAATGAAAGCAAAAAGGCAGTCAAAAAAGAAGCGATGAAAGTCTACACAGACTTCGAGAACGATATGAAAGAAGTTCTTAAGATGTTTGATGCTTCTATTAGTTCCTTATCTAGTGATATTAAGGAATTTACAGACAAGGAAGTAGCAGAGAATGAAATGGCTGTAAGAAAACTCTGTAATAAAGCTCTTAATGATTATGTAAGTAGAAATGATTTCGATGGTTACTGTGCAACTAAGGTTTTCTCTATTGATCCACGCTGGAGCTCATTAAAGAAGTTCATCAACAATAAGAAACCAACCAAAGCATTAGTTGATGCAATCAAGAATGAATGTGAAAGAACTAAAGAAACATACAAATCATACATGCAGCGCTGTGAGTCTCTAGAAATCTATTTAGAGGCCAGATGTAAAGAAACTGATGTTGATCAAGAGATGATTGAAGTGAGTGTCTACAAAGATAAGTTAAGAGACGGCTCTTTTGAGGACATTAAGCCACTTCTTGAAAGAAGATTTAGAGAAATCATCAATAGACGTGACGAACAGGAACATCAAAAGGAAGAAGAAGCCAAGAAGAAAGAAGTTAAGCATCAGGATAATCCCGTAAATATTTCTTCAGAAGAAAAAGAACCTCTAAAGATGTTGGTTGGTAAAATCGTAGGAACAAATGCAGCACTAAATGAATTAAAAACATCTCTAGACTACCTCAAAGCCAAATATGATGGCTGTTTCGATTATGATTTAAGATTCCCTAGAAAGAAAGAAGGTAAATAACAATGACAGTTAAAAACAGTTTAAGAAAAGACACAACAAACAAAGCTAGATTCAGTGCTTTTGTCGCAAGCCCAGCAGTACAGAGAAAAATCAATGATGTTGTTGGAGGAAAGAATGGAACACGCTTCATTGCTTCTATTACTTCTACAGTTGTCAATGATCCAAAGCTTCAGGAGTGCGAGCCTAATAGTATCATTACTGCTGCATTCCTTGGTGAAGCGCTCAACTTATCTCCTTCTCCTCAGTTAGGACAGTACTACTTTGTACCTTACAAGACTAAGAGAGGAACAGTAGCACAGTTCCAGCTAGGTTATAAAGGCTACATTCAGCTAGCTATCAGAAGTGGACAGTACAGAAAATTAAATGTTATCTCAATTAAAGAAGGTGAGTTAATCCGTTATGACCCTCTTAATGAAGAGATTGAAGTCAGATTAATTGATGATGAACTTGTAAGAGAGAACGCTAAGACAGTCGGCTATTATGCAATGTTTGAATATACAAACGGCTTCAGAAAAACGATGTACTGGTCTAAAGAGAAGATGGAAGCACATGCGCTTAAGTATTCTCAAGGATATGCATCAGACAAAAGAAAAGGCACTAACTGGACATTCTGGTCTAAAGACTTTGACGGAATGGCATACAAGACTATGCTCCGTCAGTTGATCAGTAAGTGGGGTATCATGTCAATTGATATGCAGAACGCTATTGATGCCGATATGGCAGTAATCAATAGTGACGGTACAAAAGAGTACGTTGATGCTCCTGTTACATTTGTAAACGATGAAGAACCACAGGCACATGAAGAAGCGCCTAAAGCAATCGCAAATGAAAGTTCAGCACCTAAAGCACCACAGCCACACGAAGAATCTGATAAGGTTCTAGAAGAGGCAATGGTCAATACTGATTTTGGCGATGCTGAATTCGGTGACTTTGATGATAATTTTGATTACGAACAGTTCTAATTAAAGAAAGGAAGACATGAGGGATGGATGAAAAAAGAAGATGGATCAAGTTATATATGATGGACTACGACGAAGTCTATCATGATTCAAAAATGCTACACCTTTGGATTGACATCCTTCTTCATGCCAATCCTGTTGATTACTATCATCATGGCGAGCTTATCAAAAGAGGCCAATGCATCTTGTCTCTTAGACAGGTATCAGAAAGATGTGGGATGGCAAAAAACACCATTACTAAATATCTTCACCTCTTAGAAGAGTGCGGAAAAATAAAATTAGATATATCTAGAAAAGGCACTCTTATAACAGTAGAGAACTGGGATAAATATCAGAACCGTGTCTCACCTAGTGTCCTAAAAATAGGACAAGAAGTAGGACAAGAGGTAGGACAAGAGGTAGGACAAGAGGTAGGACAAGAGGTAGGACAAGAGGTAGGACGTAATAAGAATAAAAGAATAAAAGAAATAAAGAATAAAAGAAGACTGTCTGTCAGTGACTCTGACTTGTCTGATTTAAAATCTTTTCTTATTGAAAATGACTTTGAAGAAGTTGCCGATGAAGTAATAGAAACATGCAAACTCTATGGACTTGAGAAAATAACCAATCTAAAGAACTTTGCTTTAGCAGTAGCAAAAGAAAAGAAATGGTATCAGAAGAAAAAGAAACTTAAAAAAAGAGTAACTGAAGAAGATAAAGAAGAATTAAGGCGATTAACGGAAGGACTATACGGAAATGATTAAGAGCAAGTCTCTGATGAAGAGGTTGCTGAATTAAGAAAAATGATGGAAGGACTAGGAGGAGATTTATAACATGACAAATTTTGAATTTTATGAAGATGAAATTAAATCCAGAGGCTTCAGTTTTGCGGTAGATAAATCAAACGGTGAGTTATTCTGTTGTAAGGAAGAAGGCTCATGCAGTAAATGTGAATTTTGTCCTGATAAAAAGGGATTGATAGATAAAAGAGCTAAATTCGTGTGTTCAAAAATCAATATCGTTAGATGGTTATATCAGAAGCACAAGATAAAAATGAATGCTCTGGAATACGGCTTACTTGAATATATGCTATCTGAAGGCTATGAATGGGTATCACGTGATGATGATTTTATAATCACGTTCTTCACATTAAAACCAATCGATAAGGATGGTACTTGGTTCTCTCCTGAGAAAGGATTTGATGAACCACTAAGTTGTGTTCCTCTTTGTGAGAAGTTATTTGAATTCCTAAGAGAAGATGAATTATTTAGCATTGAAGAATTACTTAAAACGGCAGAGGTGATTGATAATGCTTAATGCAGAAAAGTATAAGAAAGAATTGTTAGATATTACAGAAGGAGGCTATTATTTTGCGGTTAGCAAAGATAGACAAAATACTGCAATAAGCTGTGCTGGTTTTAAATGTGCAAACTGTATTTTTGATGAAGGAGATGATTGTGGCTGCAATTTTCCGCGTATGAAATGGCTTCTTTCTGAATATAAAGAGCCTATTAAGTTAACAAGACTGGAATATGATATTTTAAAATATCTATCAGACAACACAAAGCACATGTATATCGTTAGAGATGGTAATGGCAATATTTTTCTATATGATGAAGAACCCCAAAAAAGTGAGAGTTCTCCTTGGTGGACTGGTCGTGGCATGTACCACATGAAAATGTTTAATAAGTTATTCCAATTCATTCAATGGGAAGATTCAGAACCTACATCAATCGAAGAAGTTTTAGAAAATTGCGAGGTGGTCAATGATGCTGAAGAATAAAGAAGAAAGAACCTCATTCTTAAGAAATGAGAAGAATTGGGAAGTTGAGTATTTAACAGCTGATATTAAAATGCTGACTTTAAAATTAACACCTAAATTATATGTCAGAAAAATTCAAGTGATGGGTTTTAATAAATATTTTAAAAAAAGTGGATGGTATACGCAGTTTACTAAGTTCTTTTATCCTGATGATCTATATTACAGTCCTAATACTTCAGATACAGAATTATTAAAATATTTAACTGCACATAAAAATGATGATTACATTGAAGACTTAGAAGTGAAAGGAGACAAGTAAATATGACTAGATATACATCGGAACAGGTCCAGGAAATTGTAGAAGAAAAGGAAGCCGAATATAAGAAGCTAGAAGAAGAGTATTCATATTTGAAAGAAGAACTAGAAGATTTAAAGGCTGAAAATGAAGATTTAGAAGATAAGTTCATAAGCTGTGAAAAAGCAAACCAAACTATGTTGTGCATCTATGATGAAGACTCAAAAAAGATGGATGAACTTCAAAAGTTAAACAATAAGCTTGTTAAAAACAATAAAGCAGCTAACAGAGATTTCTTTATTCTCGCAGTAGCTTATGCTGCTACACTAGCGTTAATGATTTACTTGTTTATCAGATAGGGGTGTTGCACATGTTCATATTGAATGTATTAAATAATGTATTTTCTATATTTGCTATTGTCATGCTGATCATTGGCGTTCTTATCGTGATATCAGTGATTGCTATTGCAGTGTTCGTTATCGTGTCAGTGGTTGTGAACGGCATAGAAGAAGATAAGGAGCGCAATAACTTATGACAAGAAAAGACAAGGAGGACTATTAATGCTTAATCGTGCTTTATTAGTCGGAAGACTTACAAGAGACCCTGAACTAAGAAGAACAGGGAGTGGGAAGGCTGTTACTTCTTTCAATCTAGCAGTAGAAAGAAACTTCAAGAGTGATGATCAGGATGCAGACTTCATCAATTGCGTATGCTGGGGAAAGATTGCAGAAAACACAGAGCGCTACTGTTCTAAAGGCTCACTTGTTTCGGTTGATGGTCGCATTCAGACAAGAAACTATGAGAACAATCAAGGTCAGAAGGTATATGTTACTGAGGTAATTGCTGACTCTGTACAGTTCATTAGTACAAGAAATAACAATACAGCTACTGCTGCACCACAAGCACAAACACAAACTGACAGTTATGTGCATAATGAATCAATCCAGCAGTTTGAGGATGATAATTACGAATTAGAAGAGGATGACATTCAATTTTAAATGAGTAAATACAATTCAAGAAAAACCGCCATTGATGGTATTACTTTTGATTCTAAGAAGGAAGCAAAGAGATATCTTGAATTAAAGCAGATGGAAAAAGATGGATTAATTCATAATCTACAATTACAGGTACCTTTTGAGTTAATCCCTCCTTTTGAAATTGTGATTGATGGCAAAAAGAGAAAAAGAAGAAGGATGGAGTATATTGCTGACTTCGTCTATTACATCAATAACGTTAAAGTTGTGGAAGATGTCAAAGGCAGAAAAACAGAAGTATATAAGATTAAGAAAAAGATTTTTGAATATAAATTCAAAACAACGATAAAGGAGACGTAGAAAATGATAAGAACCGGTTCTTATTATGCATACAATGCAGATGATGGAAGCTTTTTAGCATGTGGGTGCAGTAATAAAATGAAGAAGTTCTTTGGAATCTCAAACGATACTCTTAGAATCCATTCAAAAAATGGTAAGATATACAATTCAAATAAATATGATCTTCACCTAAAGATTAAGTGGTTCGATGGAGTTATTAAAGATATTGAACCAACAATTAAACTTAAACCAAGGCCAAAACCACAGATAGAAAGAAAACCAAATAAATTAAAATGTAATTTCGTAGAAGTGTTCAAAGTATTCAAACATCAAGAAGCGGAAGAAGAAAAAGAACACATGAGAAATAATTTTTCTGTTATCAATCTAGAAAGAGTTAGATTTGAACTAAAAAAGCATGCAAAAGAATCATATCCTTACAGAATTGCGTTCTATACTAAGAAATCGCCAACAACTTTGGTATTCGATGAATATTTTCTTTCGTTGGAGTTAGCAGAGCAGCGTATGGAATATCTGAAGAACTTCAAAGGCAAAAAAAACAATGGAGACTTCTGGTATGACGGTGTTAATTACGAAGCAGATAGAGTTATCATTGCAACAAGAACACGAAATAATAGAAATATGATTATTTCTTTAGATGATATATCTACCAAAAAAACTGACTATGACGAATATTTGGAACTAGCTAGATTCATTCAATTAGAATTCATCAGATAATCAAACAGGGCATTGAGTTCTTTATATTTAACTCATAAGAAAATTTAAAATAAGAAAATCTAATAGGATACTCTTAATAGATTCGTTTCTAAAAGCAAGATCCTCTCATGAACTTGATGCCCTAACATATTTTTCTATTCTAAAACCAACAAACAACAGCAGTGTCATGGCTTTGCTTCAATCTCATTCACCTTCTTTTGCAAAGAATAAGAGTATGAAGCGCTAATTTTGCTATCCAACTAAAGCTATGGTGTTGCTGGGAGAAGAGAAAACACAAATTGAAAACCAATAGGAAGAGTAAAGGACTGTTTTCTTCTTCTCCAGAAAGGAGGTTAATTTTTGTTTTTTATTTTATTTGTACTGGTGATAGTGATTTATTTATTTTTTATTTTTGAATAGGAGGTAATCAGATGACGCCAGAAGAGACAAGAAACTATCTTAAAAGCTATAGGAATATGCGCAATCGAGTGGAGTACATCAATAACAAGATGATTAATGTTAAATCAATCAGATATGATGACAGTCCTAGCGGTTCATATTCAGAGCCTAAGACTCAGAACGATTACATCATGATGAAGGATAAGTATATTGCTCAGATGTCTCTTATTCGTGAGGATATTGAGAAACTAGACAACATGAATCATCGTGATGCATTGTTTTATAAATATGTCGAACTAATGAGTGATTATGATATAGCCGACTTGATGCAGTATTCAGTAGGAACAGTAAGACACTTCCTTTGCTCTGGTATCATCGAATTATCTGAAGTTATAAATGATAAAAATATAACAGAAAGTATAGAAAAGTCATGAAATCAAAACGCATTAGTAATATAAAGGTGTTAACATATAACATGTGGAAATAGTTTGATAGGGAACTATGATTTCAAGGCGCTTGTATAAGTGCCTTTTTATTTTGCCAGGAAGGAGAATAACAGATGAATGACATCAAGGTAACGCAGAAGCCTGTTGCTGATTTAATCCCTTATAGTCGCAATCCTAGAAGGAATGATGAAGCCGTTCCAATGGTGATGAACAGCATCGAGGAGTTTGGTTTTAAGGTTCCTATAGTTGTTGATAGGAATAATATCATCGTATGCGGTCATACAAGGTTTAAAGCAGCGCTAAAGCTAGGACTTGAGACAGTTCCATGCATAGTAGCCGATGACCTCTCAGACGAGCAGATTAAGGCTTTTAGACTAGCAGATAACAAGGTATCAGAGAAAGCTGAATGGGATTTTGAGATTCTTAGCGGTGAACTTGATGACATTATCAATATAGACATGGATTCATTTGGGTTTGAGTCAATTGAATTTGAAGAACCTGAGGAAGATGATTCTGAAAAGGTTAATGAAAGAGAAAGAACAGGAAACGCATATAACCTTGATGAATATGATGAATTTAGAGCAATAGGATTTTATCAAATGCCTACACTTGAAAGAATTGACTATGTTCCGGATGATCTTGTTGGCTTCAATTATGTATTGAATTCTGATAGATATGAATCAGGTGTTCACTTCTATATTGATGATTATCAATTTGAAAGAATTTGGGCATCTCCTCAGATGTATGTTGATAAGCTGGCACAGTTTGACTGTATTCTTACTCCTGACTTTTCTCTTTACATGGATATGCCTATGGCCATGAAGATATGGAATGTATACAGGAGCCGTTTAATCGGTCAGATCTATCAGGACAGAGGGCTTAGAGTGATTCCTACTGTGTCATGGGCTGAACCAGAAACATTTACTTTTTGTTTTGATGGTATTCCTTCTAACAGTACAATTTCAGTTTCTACTATTGGAGTTAAGCGCAGCAAGGAAGCCACAAAGATATGGACACAGGGCATGGACGAAGCCATGAAGAGGCTGAAGCCTAAGAATGTGCTTGTCTATGGTGGTGACATTGGCTATGACTTCAAGGGCGCTAATGTAAAATACTATGACAATCATGTGACAGAAAAAATGAAAAAATTAAAGAATATATAAATCATATATCGAAAGGAGCATAATATATATGGGTGGTAGAGGTGCATCAAGTGGAATAAGAAGAGGCAAAGCGAGCAATGCAAAATATAATGGCTTTAGCGTTACTGACAAAAATGGAAGAACAAGCCACTATAAGGTTATTAATGGAAAAGTTCTACCAGCTGTAGAGGCGGATGGGATTCATAATATGTTAAATGGCGTGGGCTCTAAAGACCCTGCACAGGCATTATATGATAAGGTCGGAAGCGTCGATGCCGTTATTAAGCGTGTGAACAAGATTGGAAAAGGTAAAGCTTCTGTTCTATCTGATAAAGCTATTGACAAAATGAATGCTGACTATCGAAAAAAGCGTGAAGAATTCGATAAAAGCGAGAGTGTAAGACACAGTAAAAAAGGCGTTGATAGACACAGATCATACTGGTCGGCAATGTAATGTTAAAGGCACTCGAAAGGTTTAAGATGACATTGGCATACTGAGGCATACTATCTTAAACGCAGAGATATCAAATATAAATTCAATAAAGTACTAGAAAAAATAAAAGGAAGTATAAAAAAATGGGTGGTAGAGGTGCATCAAGTGGAATAAGCAAAAAGAGAAATGTATACGGATCACAATTTCATGCTGTAAAAGATTCTAATGGTAAAGCACTTGTAAGTGGGAATGTTAAATTTATTCAATCGAATTCAAGAGATTCCGAAAGTCTTCTGGAAACAATGACAAAAGGAAGGGTATATGCGCTTACTGGTGGAGATGATTTAATAAAAATTGTATATTTCGACAAAGAAAACAAGCATGTCAAAGAAATAAATTTTGGACATAAACATGCGGGCTTGGACCCTCATGTACATCACGGATATTTTCATAATGAGAATGATGGCAAAAAAGGTGCGACTAGATTAACTAAGGAAGAAAAGAAAATGGTTGAAAGCGTTAAAAAAGTATGGCATGATTACCTTAGCAGAAGATAGTTTAGGCTGGCAGAACAGGTTGATAGACAAGGCATCGGTTCGATTCCGGTTGACTGCTAAGATTTAGGAGCTCTTTAAGGGCTCCTTTTTATAAAATCGAATCTAAAGATTTAGAAGTATAAGAGAAGGCAATCCGTCAAGGGTTGCTTTTTTGTTATTGAAAATGTGTGAATTTAAAATAAATTTAGCAAGTAAAAAATCAATAAACAAAAAGGCAGGTGATAGCAATGGCAAAAAGTGAGTTCGCAAACATGACACCAGAAGAAAGAAGAGAGAACGGCCGTAAAGGCGGACTTGCATCTGTCAAGGCAAGAAGAGAAAAGAAGGCAATGAAAGATAATCTTGCATCGCTTCTTTCCATGTCTCTCAAATCCGGTAAGATAGCCGATGTGGACACAATAAAGAACTTTGCAGCTTTAAATGGCAAGAATGTGACTGTACAGGATGCAATACTCATTAAACAGGTTCAGAAGGCAATGAAGGGCGACACTAAGGCAGCGGAATTCATTAGAGACTTGAGCGGTAATAAGCCTGGCAGTAGTCTTGACATCAAGTCAAATGGACAGATAGTAATTATAGATGACATCGAATAAAGCAAAGCTTTCTGACATTATAGGCCCAGCGTTCTATGATCTTCATAAATATGTTAAGACTAATGCATATACACATTACTGGCTCAAGGGTGGACGTGGTTCCTTAAAATCTTCTTTCATTGGTACAGAGATACCTTTAGGAATTATGAGAGATGCGAAACGTGGTGTAATGAGTAATGCCGTTGTTATCAGACGTGTAAAGGACACTTTAAGGGGTTCAGTCTATGAACAGATCAAGTGGGGCATATTCATGCTGAAGGCTGAAGAAGATTGGGATATACCTGAATCTAAGCTGCAGATGACATACAGACCGACAGGACAACAGATAATATTCAAAGGTGCTGATAATCCTAAGAAGTTGAAATCTATCAAGGTGTTTGTTGGCTATGTTAAATACGTATGGTATGAAGAATGTGACGAATTCGAAACATATGACAAGATAACCAATATTAATCAGTCACTTTTACGTGGTGGGCATGAGTATTGTGTATTTTACTCTTTTAACCCTCCCGAATCACAACGTAATTGGTGCAACAGGCAAGTTCTAGTTAAGAGGGATGATACATATGTCTCTCACACAACTTACTTACAGGCGCCACCTCAGTGGCTTGGGGAGCAGTTTCTAATAGAAGCCAATCACATGAAGGAGACAAAGCCTGATAAGTATAAGCATGACTATCTAGGTGAGGTAACCGGTACAGGTAGTGAGGTTTTTACAAATCTTGATATACGAGAGATAACTGACGAGGAAATACAGGTATTTGATAGATTAAAAAACGGACTAGACTTTGGTTATGCTGGTGACCCATTAGCATATGTCAAAGCAAACTATGACAAGACGCGCAGGCATCTTTTTATTTTTGGCGAAGTATACGGCACTAGACTATCCAATGCCAAGGCCGTAAAACTCATAAAAGAGATTAACCCACTCAATAAGCTAGTCACTGCCGATTCAGCTGAACCAAGAACTATTAATGAATTCAAGTTATTAGGTCTCAATATCATCGGTGCAAAGAAAGGCGCTGACAGTGTAGACAATGGAATAAAGTTCCTTCAGGACCTAGATAAGATAATTATAGATCCTATTAGATGCCCCAATGCTGCACGTGAATTCAATGACTATGAAATTGAAATGGATAGAGACGGCAACCTTAGAGGGGACTTCCCCGACAGGAATAACCACACGATAGATGCGGTTAGATATGCTATAGAAAATGAAATCCTTATGAAGAAGGCAAGAGCAGGAAAGAGGAGATTTTAAAAGATGTATTATACTTTCACGATTCCACGAGAAAAATTTGATGAAACAAACATAGACAGAAGCATGATCCTTCGTCTTATTGGAAAGCATTATAGTAAACGTGCTCCTGAGATATTGAAGAATGTTGGCTATTACTTTGGTAAGCACGCCATCATGAACAGGGAAAAGAAGTTCAAGAACCAGCCGAACAATAAGATCATGGTAAACCATGCTAAAGATATATCAGATACAGCAACGGGCTATTTTCTTTCAAACCCTATCACATTCAAGAAGAATACAGAAGACGGCAATATTGACAAGCTTACAGGTGCATTTGTTGATGCTGAAACAGATGATACAGATTCATGTAATGCTATCAATATGTCACGTGCTGGTGTCGCTTATGAATATGTCTATCTATGTGAGCATGAAAGCAAGCTGATGACCAAGATACTTGACCCATTGTCAACATTCAAGGTTTTCGATTCCTCAATTGAACAGCATGAACTATTCAGCGTTTACTATTCGATTGAAAAAGATGATTCTACTGACATGTTCAATATCACTGCGACAGTTACAAGTGAGAACTATGTCACAAGAATCGGAATCATATGCAATGAGGAATTTGAAAAAGGCGAGTTTTCAGAACTAGGTGAGCCTTATCCGCATTTTCTAGGTGAGGACCCTATCATTGAATATAGAAACAATATGGACTGCATCGGAGACTATGAACAGCAGATTTCTCTTATTGACGCATACAATACGCTATGCTCTGACAGAATCAACGATAAGGAGCAGTTCATTGACGCAGTGCTAGTTGTCTATGGCGCTCTTTTAGGTGATGACGATGAAGAAGCAACAAAAGCGCTCCAGGCTATCCGTAAGAATGGTGTTATGGAACTTCCTAGTGATGCACGCTCTGAATATCTGACTAGAACATTTGACGAGAATGCGGTGGAAACGCTCAAGCGTTCAATAAAGGAAGATATCTATTCACTTTCTCATGTTCCTAATCTGACAGATGAAAACTTTGCTGGCAACAGTTCAGGCATTGCGATTCAGTACAAGCTTCTAGCACTTGAGACCCTCACCAAGACAAAAGAGAGATATTACAAGAAAGGGCTTAAGAAGCGTATAAGAATGTTCTGTACTTACCTCAATCTAAAAGCGATTGCTGCTGATCAGTCAATGATTGAGCCTGTATTTACAAGAGGATTACCACAGAACCGTCTTGAATTATCACAGATCATTGCGAACCTTAAAGGTGTTGTATCAACTAAGACACTTCTTGCACTCCTTGACTTTGTTTCAAATGTCGATGATGAAATGAAGGAAGTCAAGAAAGAACAACAGGAAGCACTTGAAACACAGAAGCAGTTATTTGATACCGAAAATCAGAATACTCCTCCAGAAGATGAAGAAGAAACAGAGGCGCATGAGAACGATGATAATGATGATGACAAAGACAAGGAATAATAGTGCTCTGTTATGACTAATATCAAAAACATAAAGTACTGGGAGATGCGAGAAGCAAGGAACATGTACAAGGATATGCAGTTAGCTGAGGACTGCGCCAAAGAGTTGAGCGTAATCTATAGCAAGGCTGCAATCTACACTGCCAAACAGATTGAGGGAATATTCAATAGATTCGCTTCAAAGCATCATCTGACAAGAGACGAGGCTATTAATCTTCTTTCAGAGGCTGACAGCAGAAATTTTGAAAAACTGCTTGAAGTATACAAGAATAAGACAGGTGCCCAAAAAAGAGAAGCGCTAGCAGAATTGGAAGCTCCAGCATATAAGAACCGTATGAAGAGGCTTGATGATATTGATAAGTCAATAAACAGGCTAATCAATGCGGTTGCATCAAAAGAAAGAGATGCAATAGACAAGACAATGCGAAAGGTCTATGAAAGCAGTTATCACCATGCAGTATATGAAGCTGCAAGAATGAGTGGTCTAGATCTTCAGACAGGCCCCATTGATGAAGGTGCTCTTGAAACCATTCTAAAAAAGAAATGGTCAGGACAGAACTATTCAGAAAGAGTATGGAACAATACTCAGAAGGTCGCTGATGCGCTAAAAGAGGAGTTCATGATAGGAGCACTCACAGGAAAGACAGAGAAGGAAATGACCGACTCAATCAACGAACAGTTCCTATCAGGTAGAAATAAAGCTAGAAGACTTGTAAGAACCGAATCATCATACATTCACAATGAGGCGCACTTCCAGGCTTACAAGGATTACGGCATAGAGGAGTATAGATTTGTTGCAACACTAGACCTTAGAACCTCCCAAATTTGCCGTGAGAGAGACGGAAGTGTATACAGGGTGAATGATAAGAAGATAGGTGTAAACGCCCCTCCAATGCACCCATGGTGCCGTTCTACAACTATTATGAATCTTGACGATGAAACTATGCATAATCTAGAAAGATTTGCTAGAGACCCTGTTACAGGTGAAAGGATGAAGGTTCCAGCTGATGAGACTTATAAAGAGTGGTATCAGAGAATGGTTGAAAAGCATGGTGCTGAAGCGATTAATACGGCTGGGAAGTCAACTAAGAATTATTCTAGTGATAAGGTTCAGTATCAAAATTACATCAACGTTCTTGGGAATAAGTTTGTTCCTGATACATTAGAAGAGTTTTAGAAAATAAAATACGGTAACGAGAAACAGTGGAATGATTTAAAGTATAAATTCAGGACAGTGAATCGTTATAAAACGGATTATGGTAAAGTTGATGCGGAAACTATTCTAGAACTAGATAGAGAAGCCCTTACTGCAAAAGATAAATATATGACAACAAAAGCAGGAAAAGGGAATGTTGCTTCGATGAAAATTGATGATGATATTTATATTGCTTCAAGCCAAATTTCAGGAGTGTTTGAACCTAATTATTTGAATTATAAAGGAGAAAAATCAAAATTAGTTTTATCGCCTGATACGGCTAGACTAACACCTCATTTGAAATCAGTTCCATACAAAGGGCATGAGGGTGAATATTCTAGAGACATTGATACAGAATATAAATTTTTTGAATATATTTATGACAAGGTATTAAAAGGAGAATTAAAGAATCAAGAAATTTATATCTTATCTCAAAAAAGTATGTGTTTTAGCTGCGATTCAGTTTATAATGAACTTGTAAATAAGAAAGAAGTAATAGATGCAAACATCAAAATAAATGTTGTATCCGGAAAAAATAACAAATCTTGGGACTATAGAAATTACGAAACTAAAGCATTAAACAATATTAAAAAGAAGGTGAAAAAATGAGTGAATATTCTGATTTAAAAAAAGGGTTTAGAATTAATTATGAGACCGGAGATCAATCAAGAGGCATGTTCTATCTTGATGATTTAGGACCTTCTTTTGAAGATGATCCATTATTCGCTTTGCAAGTTTCATTAGCTTTAGCAACTATAGAAGCAGAGTTATATCCTACACTTAATGATGGGGTAAACTATATGTTCTATCATACTTATGAGAATGTTGATGAAATTGTAGTAGGTGTGCATGTTGAGACCCAAGAAGAACTGGATGAAATGAAGCGAGACAGGGATTTTGTACTTAATTCAGGCAAGCTTGATTATGAAGATGCTTTTAGAGATGAAATGAGTGAAAAGGAATAATGGAACATGGCAAAGGATGATTATCATGTAATTGTTTATCAGATTCTATCCTACCTGTATATGCAGCTAAAGCGAGGGAAGGATATTGATGTATCACTCATAAGACATGATAGTAAATATCTGCAGATCAACAGAAAGTACTGGACTTATGTCATTGTTAATCTGTTGAATGAGGGATATATCAGTGGGATAGTAATTGACCAGGATATAGATGAAAACATAGAAATATACAACCTTGATAAATGTGAGATTACACCCAAAGGAATAGAATACCTTACTGATAATTCAACTATTGAAAAAGCCAAGAGATTTATGAAAGACTTGAAAGACATATTACCGTTCGTATAAGCCGACTATCTAGTCGGTTTTTATTTTGCCCAATTTCAAGAAAGGAGAACCATATGGCTGAAGGATTGAAACCACATCATCACCAGTACTTCGAGTATGACTGTAAAAGTCATTTTGACAGTCGTAGGCACGTCATTGTCAAGAAGGTGACATATATGTGCATGATATGCGGAAAACTCTCACACGAGACATATGAAGAGTACTGTCCGCCTCCCAAGGAAAGAAAACCTAAAGCATTGATGAAATACAGAAGCAGACAGAAGAGCGATTGATGTTCTTCTTTTTTTTCTGTCTGTCCATAACGTGCATATGACATTAAAAGGTGCATGGATATAACAGTCATACGGACTATAAACGGAGGAATTAAAGTATGGAATACATTAAGAATATGATGCCTTTGGACCTTCAGCTTTTTGCGGAAGAAGGGGAAGAAGATAATGGCGATGAAGGGAATCCTGATGATGCGCAGTCAGGTGAACCAGAAGATGATAAAGCCAAAGTAACAACCCTCACAGAAGACGATGTGGATAGAATCGTCAAGCAGAGACTTGCCCGTGCAAAAAAGAAGTGGGATAAGGATCATACAGAAGCCGAAAGACTTCAAAAGATGACAGATGATGAAAAGAAGCAGTATGAGGAAGATAAGAGAAAAAAAGATCTTGACGACAGAGAGGCAGCAATTACTCGTAGAGAACTGACTGCAGTTGCCAAGGAACAGCTCAATGCTGCAGGAGTACCAGCAGATATGGCTGATTTCATTGACTACACTGATGCTGATTCCGTAAACGAATCTGTCAAAAAGCTCTCTAAAGCATTCAAGGGAGCGGTTCAGCAGTCTGTTGATGACCGATTAAAGGGGAAAGCGCCTTTAGACAAGGCTAAAAACAATGTATTGACTGCTGAAGAAGAGGATGCAAGAAAGGCATTCGCGAATGCACTTAAATTTTAGAAAAGAGGTATAGAACATGGCAATTAACACATTACAGTATTCAACTATTTTTCAGACTGAACTAGATAAACAGATGGAGCATCTCACTCTTACATCATGGATGGATGCCAACGCTGGACAGGTTCAGTATAACGGCGGTGCAGAAGTAAAGATCCCTAAGATGTCATTAGTTGGCTTAGGTGACTATAACAGAGATGAAGGATATAAACAGGGTGCTGTCACTCTTGAATATGAAACATTCAAAATGACACAGGACCGTGGAAGAAAGTTCCTTCTTGACGCAATGGATGTGAACGAAACCAATTTCGTTGCATCTGCTGGCACAGTAATGGGAGAATTCCAGCGTTTACATGTTGCTCCTGAAGTAGATGCTTACCGTATTTCTAAGGTTGTTTCTGATGTTACAGCAAAGAAATCAGCAAACATCCTAACAACTGCATTGACTGAACAGAATGTTCTTTCTGAATTGGAAAAGGCAGCGGATACTATCCGAGATAAAGGGTATCAGGGTGATATCATCTGTCATATTACATATGATACTTTAAGATTATTAAAGGAAAAGTTAGTAAACAATAACATCACATCAGGTAAATTAACTATTGGAAATGTCACATTGGACATCTATAAGCTAGATGAAATCACATTCATTCCTACACCAAAGAATAGAATGTACTCAGCTATCAAGGTTGATGCTGGGACAACAAAAAACGCAGGTGGATATACAAAGGGTGAAACCGCTAAGAATGTAAACTTCTTAATGGCGCCAATTAACAGTGTTATCGGTGTTACTAAGCAGGACAAGACAAGAGTATTTGACCCTGATACTAACCAGGATGCAAACGCTTGGCAGATTGACTATAGAAGATATCATGACTGCTGGGAAAAGGACAACATGCTTGACCTAATCATTGCTAACGTCTCAGCTGACGCATAATGATCACTGTAAAAAGAATCAACGTTGAAAGGGCCATCCATGAGGATGACCTTCAGCGTTATACAGAACAGGGATATCGTGTCATTGAAGACAAGAAGAATGATGAAGATACTCCTGTAGAAAATACAGAAGTGACAGACCTCAACGATATGACTGTTGACCAGTTAAAGACTATTGCAAAGGAAAAGGGCGTTAGCGGATATTCTAGTCTTGTTAAAAAGGAATTGGTCGCAGTTCTCACTAAGATGCAGGAGGAGTAATCTATGGATCTAGTTGGGATTGTTGCTGAAAGAACAGGAACGAGTCAGGGGCGTGCAAAAATCTATGTTGAAATGGCAAAACAGCGTGCTCTTGCACATACAAACCGCACTGTATACATCACTGCAATGGATTTCTGTGTGGCTGATCTAGCATGTGCCATGTACTTTAGAGAGGGTATGGTCGGAGAATCATCACATTCAGAAGGTGGCATTACATCTACTTTTCAGTCTTCCACTTATGAAGATATTCTCTCAACTCTCAACAATCTGAGACTGATTCGTGCAGGAGGAATCGTTCACGAAAAGAAGCCGGAGGAGAACCAATGAGACTTTCAGCGCTTAAGAACTATCCTGTATATGAGCCTGTCATCGAAAAAGACGGTGAAGGTGTCACTACTGAAAAGTGGATCAAGAGAAAATCAATGCTTCTTGAAATATGGCCTGCATCCGGTAAATTACAGGCTGAAATGTATGGCGAGAGACTGAACTACATTCTTAATATGATTCTTCCTAAGAATAAGGATGATGATTTCAGACCCAATGAAAAGTGGGGAGTGAACGTTTATAATCAGTCAATCGATGAACCGGATTACAGAATCATCAGCATGAAGGAATATAACAGGCACTACCTCTATGAATTGGAGAAGATTATTAAATGAGTCTCAATGGTGCTAATGAATTATTTAGAAAGCTTCGCGCTATAGATGCAGTACTTGAGAATCCTGAACAGGTTCTTGGAAAGGCTGCAGAAACCATAAGAGATGGATGTGTGCTTGAATGCCCTGTTAATGATGGTGCATTAAGAAACTCAATTAAGACACGTGTTGAAGGTGACAAGGGATATGTTTATACAAATAAGGCATATGCCCAATATGTTGAATTCGGGACAGGTCGAAAAGGTGCTGCAGACCATTCTGGAATATCTCCATATGCCCATCCTTCTTATACTATGGAGCCGTGGTGGATTCCTGAAGATAAGCTATCAGAAAGTGCGATAAAGCATTATCATTGGGTAGTTATCGAAGTAAATGGAAAGAGATATTACAGGTCGGATGGACAGGCTGCACAGCCATTCATGTACCAGGGAGCAAAGAAGACTGAAAAGAAAGCAGTAAAAGAGGCTGGCATTGTAATCAGCCAGTTAATCGAAAAGGATTAAAAGCATATGATCAACATTAAAGATAAAGTATATAAGGCTCTGACAGATGAAGGCCTTGAAGTTACTGATATCTATCCTAAGGACTGGGCTCATCTTCCAGCAGTTCAGTATGTTGAGGAAGATAACAGCGTATCGGAATGGACGGATGATAAGGAGCAGATATCACATGTCCTTTACAGAATCGAAATCTGGGATACTAAGAGTACATCGGATACAGCCTTGAAAGTTGATAAGGCATTATCAGCAATGGGGCTCAAGAGAGTATCATGCAGAGATATTGATGATGCATCAGGACTTAGACACAAGAAAATGAGTTATGAAGCATATTATGATAGTGAATACATCTACCATGGTATGTAACTGATAAGGAGGAATTATATAATGCTAGCAAATGGCGCTAAATTATCTTATGACAAGACAAACAAGGGAACTTCTTTTACTGACCTTCCAGGCTTGAAGAAGATTCCTGACATGGGTATTGAAAAAGAAAAGGTTGAAAACTCTTCACTTGATGATGCAGTTAAGGTCTATGAGTTTGGTATCGGAGACCCTGGAGACCTTGAATATACATTCAAGTATGACAACAGCAAAGCAACATCTTCATATAGATTAATGAGGGAACTAGAAAAAACAGGAGATACCGCAATGTTCAAGGAAACATTGAAGGACGGTACTACAACTACATTCTCAGGACAGGTCACTGTTAAAAGAGCAGGCGGTGGCGTTAATGATGCTATTGAATTCACTATTTCAATCGCATTACAATCTGAACTCACTGTTACTGACCCAACAGACGTAGCAGCATAGAAAGGAAGATATAGATAAATGGAAGTAAAAGCAAAAAGAAAACCCTTCATCATTTGGAAGATTGGTGAAGAAGAATACAGATTAAAACTGACAACAGGAGAAATCTCTAGACTAGAACAGATGTATGGTGGAAGTCTTATCAACCTTCTTAATACAGAAACAGGCATGACACCATTATGCACGATGCTGGACATCGTTCATGGTGGTCTTCAGAAATTCAACAGCAACATCGACAGAAACGATGTAAATGATATGTTTGACAGATATATCGATGAAGGAGGCTCACAGACTGAATTCCTTAGTGATATTCTAATTCCATTGTTCCAGGTATCGGGTTTTTTCTCTGGGGCTCTCGAAACGAAGATGGAAAAGAAAATGGCGGAAGCCAAGAAGAATCTCTAGAAGATATCCTGATTACAGATTACATATACAAGGCGGTCTATGATCCAGCGCTTGATGCTGGAGTAGACCCCTTTTCATTTTGGAATTATTCGTTAGATGAGCTATTCGATATCATTTCAGCATATGAAAGAAAGAAAAAAGAAAAGGTGCGACATGAAGCGATATCTCTTCAGATACAGGCCTATCAGATAAGGGATTGTATTGCTACTGTACTCAACGGCAAGGATGATTCATTCACTCCTACACCTTTGTGGGACTTTTATCCTTCAATTTTCGAAGAGGATAGGAAAGAGTTTGAAAAAGAAAAGGAAAGAAAAGAGGTCGCAAGCGCTAGATCTTCTCGTATTGCCTTCAGTAGAAGGCATAATGAAGAACTTAGAAAAAGAAAGGCGGTGATGCAGAATGACGGTAGAGGAACTGCAGATAGTAATATCTGCTCAGACGAAATCAGCGAAATCAGAACTGAACAGCGTGAAGAATGAAGTCACCGGCCTAAAGAATCATGTTGATAAGGTCACAGGATCAATTGGCAATTCATTCAAGAGCATCCGCAATATTGTGGCAGGGCTTGGCATTGCTTCTCTGATTAAATCAACGATATTAGGTAATGTCGATGCAGCAATCAAGAGAGTTGATACTCTTAGCAATTATAGCCGTGTAATGTCAAATCTAGGTGCTGACAGCGTTCAAGCGAATGCATCAGTACAGAAACTAAGCAATAAGCTTATTGGGCTCCCAACAACCCTAGATGATGCATCAGGCGCAGTACAGAGATTTACGGCAGTTAATGGTAATATCTCTAGATCAACTGATATGTTCCTAGCACTTAATAATGCTATTCTAGCCGGCGGTGCAAGTTCCGAGATACAGAAATCAGCACTTGAACAGTTATCACAGTCATATGCCAAAGGTAAACCGGATATGTTTGAATGGCGTTCAGCGATGACTGCAATGCCTGCACAGATGAAACAGGTGGCTGAAGCAATGGGCTTTGTTAATGCTTCCGCACTAGGTGAGGCATTAAGAAATGGAAGGGTATCTATGGATCAGTTCATGAATACTCTTATGCAGCTAAATACTCAGGGCATTAACGGCTATCAGTCATTTGAGGAACAGGCCAAAAATGCGACAGGTGGAATTGCTACATCAATCGCCAATATGAGAACTGCTATTGTTAGAGGTATGTCAGATGTAATGAATACAATTGGACAGTCTAATATTGCAGGATTCTTTACCAATATCGCAAAGGCGATTAATTCATGCATCCCGTATGTTGTCGCATTCACTAAGGTTGTGATGACTGCTGTTGGTTATCTGACGGCATTGTTTGGCGGTAAGTCAAAGAAGTTGAGTTCTTCCTTTGGTGGTGTGTCCAATAACGCTAAGAAGGCAGCAGGAAACACAGGGGCTCTTGCTAAAAGTATGAATAGTGCTTCCGATAGTTCACAGAAGCTTTCTAAGGGAGCAAGCGGAACAGGTAGCGGATTAAAGAAGGCAGCAGGAAATGCTTCTAAGCTCAAGAAGGAATTGAACGGAGCTCTTGCTGGATTCGATGCAATCAATAACATCAATTCAAGCAATAGTTCAAGTGATCCATCTTCAGGTGGCTCAGGCGGTTCCGGTGGTTCCGGCGGTGGTGACATAGGCGGATTCAGTATGGATGACAGCGGAGCGGAAGAACAGAAAGGGCTTCTTGAACAAGTAGATAAGCAGTTAGAAGAAATTAAGAAGAAGGTTGCGGAATTCTTCCAGCCATTAAAGCAGTCATGGGATAAGTTTGGTGCGCCGATGATTGCAACTGCAGTATATGCATTTAATGGCGTCAAGAACCTTCTTATGGAAATCGGCAAGTCAATGTACACAGTGTGGGAAAACGGCACAGGTGCAAAGACTGTCGAACTGATATTGAAGATATTTACTAACATCTTCAAGATAATTGGCAACATCTCTCAAGGACTGACTGATGCATGGAATACTGCCGGTCTAGGTGATTCAATCATCCAGCATTTATGGAATATATTTAACTCTATATTGAAGATCATCAATGAGATTCTGAAAATTGTGAGAGATATCACTAAAGCGATTGACTGGACTGTAGTACTAGGTGCAGTGAATGTGGTTCTTAGTATCATTGATGGGCTATTCTCTTTCATAGCAGATAATGTAGGTCTTATTCTTGGCATTCTTTCCGCTATTGCTGGATTATCATTGTTTTCTACTCTCGCTGGTATTCTTGGTACTGTTATCACACAGATACAGCTTGCAGTGGGAGTATTTTCAGGATGGGCATCGCTTGCGACTGCACTAAGTGGCGCATTTGGAATTCTTCCACAGATCTTCGCATCTATTGTAATGGCGGTGAATCCTGTAAATGTCATCATTGGGGCAGTTATTGCTACAGTGGCAGATTTATGGAAGAAGAGCGAGGATTTTAGAGATGACATAGTAAGCATTCTAGGAAATATTGCTACTATTGTTCAGAAGGTATTTCTAAATATTGTGGCACCTATCATTGATACAGTCGGGGGAATCATTAAAGATTTTGTGGACACTGTTCTCAAACCATTGTGGAGTGCATGGGAAAATGTATTCCAGAGCATAATGGGATTATTAAGTGATTTTCTTAAGTTTGTCACACCTATATTCAGTACGATTCTTGATATTCTGGGACCTATATTCAAATTGGCCTTAACACTATTGAGAGGTACCTTCGATATGGTATTTGCTGCAATTAGGGGAATTATTGAACTCGCAGACAAAACAATCTGTGAAAGAGTCAACAGTATCAGAGAATTCTTCCGTAATCTAGGTGAATGGATGGAAGGAACTTTCGGTTTCAAATGGAAGAATGTGTTTGAAACGGTTAAGAATGTCGTCAAGGTGTTCAGAGACTTCATGGGTCCTATTATTAATTCGTTGGAAGTTATTTTCTTGGGACTTACTAGCTTTATCAGTGGTGTATTCTCAAACAACTGGAGAAGAGCGTGGTTTGGTGTCAGACAGATTTTTGAGGGTATTGTTTCCGGATTAGAACACATCTTCAAGGCTCCATTGAATTTCATGATTGATGGAATTAACAAATTCTTAAGTGGTATCGTCAAGATAAAGATTCCTGACTGGGTTCCTGGTGTCGGTGGAAAAGGATTCTCAATTCCTAGGATTCCTAGACTCGCAAAAGGTGGTATCGTAAGTGCATCCACTATCGCCAATATTGGTGAAGCAGGAACAGAAGCAGTAATACCATTACAGAGAAACACACAGGGACTTGATATGATTGCTGAAAAGATTTCAGAAAGATTATCACTTCCTCAGAATGATGGCACAGGTGCTACCTACGTCATTAAGTTAGTGCTTGATGATGGCAGAGTGATCACTAAGATGGTGATTGATAACATCAAAGATTATGAAGCACGCACAGGAAAGCCAGTATTTGACTATTAGGAGGTGGAATAAATGGCAGATGAAGCAAAAATAAAGATAAATGGGACACTTATTCCGACTCCTTCAGAGATTAGCGTAGAAATCAATGATTTAGATTCTGATAGTGTCAGACCTGTTTCAACAGGCATCTTAAGAAGAAATAGAATACGTTCTAATATGCTTAAAATCACATGTACATATAAACTTAATACATTCACAGATGTAATGAATATTCTGAAGGTACTCACTCCGGCAGAGTTCACGGCAGAACTCTACATTCCTGATCATGGTATCAGAGGAACCAAGAAGATGTATGCTTCAAATAAGAAATACAATTATAAGAGAGTACAATCTGGTCTAAAGGCAGATTCATTCTCTTTCTCTCTGATTGAGGTGTGATCATATGCTTATAAAATATGGAGAGACAAATGTAACGGACAGACTTCTTGACTATAAGATGTCTGTCTCTTTCGCTGACTGCCGTATGATAGGCAACGTGCCATCAATTGAACTGACAATGAAGTTCGATAACTATGACGGCATTCTTGACAATATCGACATCAGCAAGTACTGGGAAGTCAAGGAGAATGATGCATCTGATACAAGATACTTCAAGGTGTATGATCAGCCGGAGAAGTACACCAAGGAACTCACTCTCAAGATGTATGACAATAACTATTCTCTTGATACAGCATACGATACTAAACTATCATATCCAGTAACGATAAAAGACCAGCTAGACGAGATTGAAAGTCTGACTGGTCTTTCTATTATTCGTGAAGGAATACCGCAGTACGTTCTTGATAAGAGCGTATCATGGTACGATAACACGATTGTGATAAGAAGTTACTTAGGCTGGATTGCTGAACTGTTTGCAGCGAATGTCTATGCAGAGGGGATTGATTCTATTAGGTTTGTTCCTATTGAAAAGACTGCCTTTGCTGCTACACAGGATTTAACGGACTATGAGAAGAATGAAGTGTATACACTCACAAGAGTATATGCTGAAAATGGTCTCAATCCTCTTTCTAAAGGTGATGAGACAGGAAATACGCTATTCATTGATTCAGCTAATCTATATGCAGATGAACAGAACATCATAGACAGCATCTATGACAGACTTAATGGATTGACTTTTAATCAGGTGAAGAATGTCACAATGATATCGATTGATAACCTTCTTCCTGGTTGTCTTGTCAATTATAACAGCAATGAATTCACTTTCTTTGTATCGGATCTAACTGTCAGCTACAAGGGTGGACAGTTCTCTATGTCTACAGTTGACGGCAGTGTGACAACAAAGAATGAAGAAAAGACAGTGAAACGTGTATCTAATACAACACGAATCAGAAAGCTGCAGGTCAAACAGGACCAGGAATCATTGAAACTAGATATTATTGCTAAGGAACAGGAAGGCATCAATGACAAGATGGCTCAATTGAGCCTGTCCAATGAGAAGATATCACTGAGGGTTTCAGAAGTTGAAGAAAAGGCTGGAGAAGCACTCAAACAGGCACAGGGCTCTGTTAAGAAGTTCATATGTGAGTATGCTAGTTCAAATGATGGAGTTACACCTCCTGAAACAGGATGGTTAGAGACTTCACCGACTTGGAGACCTGGAATCTATATATGGCAGAGAACAGCTACGACGATCAACAACACTGTCACATACAGTACACCAGTATGTATCACGGGTGCTAAAGGCGAGGATTCTATATTGTTGTGTATAGAGTCATCAAATGGCACGACATTCAAGAACAGTGATGTGGCAACTATATTCACAGTAAATATCTATGTGGGTGGAGTTGTGATTGATAACTCTTCAAAATTGAGAGAAACATTTGGAGATAATGCATATCTGCAGTGGTTCATTAAAAGGCATGGAGAGACAGAATTCAGCAAGATTCCGTTAGATGATTCAAGACTGAATGATAACGGGTTCATGTTTACTATTTCAGCGAAAGACATTAAATTCAAGGCAGTATTCAACTGCGAATTAAACATTTAAACATTTAGGAGGAAAATTATGGCAATTAAAGCGGTCAATCAGATTGACGTTATCGACTTAACCGATGGTTATTCGGTTGTATTAACTAATGACAACTATACATTCTTAGGTACTACTACTTCTGTAAACGGCACACAGACAACTACTACACAGGTAATGGCATTATGTGGTAGCGAACAGGTTCCGTGTACAGTAGGAACTATTACATGTCCTACAGGAATTTCAGCAGTATCTGACGGAAAAGCACCAATGCCAACAATCACAATCACTGCAACATCTGCATTAACTAAGAGTGGAACTATTACTATTCCTATCGTTGTTAATGGTGATATTACTATCAACAAGACATTCAGTTTTTCAATCGCATTTAAGGGGCAGACAGGTCAGAACGGTACAAGTGTTACTGTAAGTTCCACTTCTGTAACTTACCAGGTTGGTGCAAGTGGAACTACTAAGCCAACAGGTGAATGGAGTGCTACTGTTCCAAATGTACCTAATGGTCAGTTCCTTTGGACTAAGACAGTAGTAAAGTACTCTGACGGCAAATCAACAGAAGCATATTCAGTTTCTTACAAAGGTACAAATGGAATAAACGGTTCAAACGGTTCTAGTGTTACCGTAAGTTCAACATCGGTTACTTACCAGGCAGGCACAAGCGGCACTACTCCTCCAACAGGAACATGGAGTACTACAGTGCCTAGTGTGGCAAATGGTCAGTACCTATGGACTAAGACTGTTGTTAATTATTCTGATGGTAAGTCTACTGAATCATATTCTGTATCCTACAAAGGCACAAACGGAATCAACGGTACAAATGGTAAGGATGCTATTACAATGGCAATCACTTCAAGCGGTGGAACAATCTTCAAGAACACTGCTATTGCTACTACTTTAACTGCTCATGTTTATAAGGGTGGAGTTGAAGTGACTGGTTCTGCATTATCTGCATTAGGAACTATCAAGTGGTATAAGGACGGCGGAACTACTTCAGTAGCAACAGGAGCAACTTACACAATTGGTGCTGGTGACATCACAAACAAGGCAACATTCAGCGCACAGTTAGAAGGATAATCATATGATTAAGGCATCGGCTAGCATGACACTCGTAAGAGTCAACGATGGCGAAGACGGGCAGGGAATTCGCTCGATCACTCCGGAGTATTACCTATCAGATTCTGCAACGGAAATGCCCGATGCAAGCAGTAACGGGTGGAAAAGCGTTCCCGATGACTACATTGACAAGCATTATTACTGGGTTAGGTCGAAGATATTATGGGATGACGGAACATATACAACGACCACCCCAGTGCTTGCAAATGACCTAAAGTCAATCATTGACGATTACGACAACAGAATAAACAACATGAACAGTCAGCTGCAGCAGGCAACTAAGGATGCTTCTTCATCCATAGAGCAGACTAAGACATCCATTTTACAGACAGTCTCAGAAAACTATTATAGTGCGACAGACGGTAAAAACCTTGCTTCTACAGTATCTACTATTCAGCAGACAACAGAGAGCATTCAGATGGGGTTTGTAAAGAAAGAAGACTTTACATCCCTTTCTGACAAGGTTTCAAACAATCAGACTCAGCTGAATACTTATATCAGATTCAACGCGGAAGGCATCGAGATTGGTAAACAGGAATCAGAATTCAAAACAAGACAGACAAACAGCAAATACTCTATTCTTCAGAATAATGACGAAGTAGCGTATTTTGCAAATAACAGAATGTATAACTCGAATATTGAAGTTTCTAGTTCATTAAGGATTGGAAACTTCGGATTCATTGTTAATAGCGATGGATCATTAACTTTTAAGAAAGTAGGTGGTGACTGATGGCAACAAGCGCATCATGCAGTGCAGCATTTGGTGGTGGCAATGGTAATGTCACAATGACAATGACACGTACAGGTGTCAATGTTGACGGAAACTATGATCTATGGACTGCTACACTGACAAAGTACTATAAGTGGAATATCAACTCAAATGCTACCAAATACGGCTCTATGTGGGCAAATGGTGTCCTTATATGGTCGGGTGGAGTGACTATCGGTGGTAGTGGAACAAAGACACTTGCGACAGTTACAAACATCAAGATTCCTCATGATAGCAACGGCAGCAAGCATTTTGATTTCTCATTTAGCCAGGAACTCAAAGTTACATTATCCGGTAATTATGTTGGCAGTGTATCGGCTTCGGGAGGTATCGACTGCGATGTTATTCCGAGAGCGACTAAGCCTTACTGCTCTCCAACATCCGTATATTTTGGTAACAGTGTAACAATCAAGACACCTAGAGCGTCATCTGATTTTGGACATGTAATAACGTACAGCTTTTATGATAAGACTGAACAGATTGCTGATAATCAGTGGAATGATGAATTCAAATGGACAGTTCCAACTTCACTGATCAGTAAGATGCCCAATGCTTCACAGTTCTATATTTGTTTCAGAGTAGATACATACAGTCGTTCCGGTAAATTCATCGGTAGTAATTACTGTACCTTGGATGTTGTACTTCCATCGGGTTATGGACCAACTGTTACAGGTATCACATACACTAATGAAGATTCTACTATCGCAAATAGATTCGGAGCATCAACAATTATACAGGGTGTTTCGAAGGTCAAGTGTAATGTATCTACTTCAACGAAGAACGGCGCTACAATCACTTATTACAACAATGAGATTGATGGACAGCTTATCCCTGGCCCTAACAGTTTCTTCACAACCCAGCCACTCAAATCTTCTGGTACAGTAGTTCTTAAATCGACAGTTACGGATTCGAGAGGACAGAAGGCAGCACTTTCCAAAAATATCAGTGTTACAGAATGGCCTTCACCGACAGTAAAGAATGTGAGTGCTCAGCGTTGGAATGTAACATCCAATAAAGCTGATGATGAAGGTACGGCAGTTAAGATCACTTATTCATTCTCTATTGCACCTGTTGCAAATAAAAATGATACGGCTGTTATGATCCAGTACAAAAACGGTGAAACATGGACTACTCTTGCGACTTATACAGATTCATACAGTGGCGAGAACAAGGTATATATATCATCTGCTGGCAAGTTCAATACGGATAATGCCTACTCGTTCAGAGTGCTTGTTAAGGATTATTTTGCAACTGACGGAGTTGCAGCTTATGCAGCTATTGCACCATCATTCAAACTGCTTGATTTTTCTGCTGATGGCAGAGGTATCGGAGTTGGTTGCAAGGCTGAAAGTGGAAAATTAAAGGTGGATATGCCTCTTGAAGCACAGTCATTTAACGGATATGTATTTGATTTTGATACATTGAATCAAGTAGATACATGGGTTCCTGTGCTCAAAGACAAGAAGATACAGCATAGAGTGATCCCGACTTTCGAGTGGAGTGGTTGGATCTCTTGTGGAACTAATGGATGTGGTATTAAGTTACAGTACAGATATAACAGCGCATTTAAACTGGTTGAACTAAATTGGGATGGTGCGGTCAATGCGACAATCGGAAACAATACAATGGGGTATATGTGGGAAGGATTTCCTGTAGATAAATCACCTAAGAAAAATGTGTTCATTCCAGTTCAGACACAGAGTTCCGACTTAACATTGAGGTTTTACCCTGTCACAAATGATATCACAGCGAATCATTGGACATTGACGGCGATGCACGGAACAGTATCAACAGCATACGTGTGCGGCACATTTATTTACTCATATGCTTAAAAAAGGAGAAGAAAATATGAAATTATATGATACATCATTGAAATATATGGATGCGATTAACGCAATCGGAGGCACTATTGTAGCAGTATTGACTGCTGCATTAGGTACACATTGGTTTTTATTCATAGGCTTTTTAACATTAAACATCATCGATTACATCACAGGAATCAGAAAATCAAGATTAACTGGCAAGGAAAACAGCGCCAAGGGGGTCAGAGGTGTATGGAAGAAACTAGGGTACTGGCTTATGGTACTAGTAGCATTTCTAGCATCTGCAATCTTCATTGAAATTGGACAGACAATCAATGTCGATTTAACTATCACAACTTATGTGGGATGGTTCACTCTTGCTTCTCTAATTATCAATGAATTAAGAAGCATCATTGAGAACTTCGTGGAAGCCGGAGACAATGTACCATCAGTTTTAACAAAAGGACTAGAAGTAGCAGAAAATGCTATCAACAAGGAGAATAACAATGGGTAATGACGAATTTCTAAAGATTGCAACTGAAGAAGTAAGAAGATATACAGAAGAACATCTGGAAGATCCACAGGATTTTGACGTTTATGTTGTGTGGGTATGCAAGACACTTCAGAACAATAAGGCATTGCTATCAACTACACTGTTAGACGGAATGTATTTTGAATGTACTTATAACGGAGACAAACAAGAAATGTATCTTGATACATACCGTAAATTAGAAAATAGATGTATCAAGTGTGAGGTATGAGACATGAAGATATTCATCTCACAGCCTATGAAAGGTTTCTCTGAAGAAGAAATCAGATACAACAGAGAAAAGGCTATCAAAAAAATCAAAAATCTCTATGGTGATGATGCTGAAATTATTGATAGTTTTATCGATGGAGAAGGTACTCCATTATGGTACCTTGGAAAATCTATTGAATTATTATCAACTGCTGATATTGCTTACTTTTTAAAAGGATGGAACAAAGCAAGAGGATGCAGAATTGAATATATGTGTGCGTCAGATTATGAAATTGGTGCATACTTTGAGGAGGATTAATAATGGAATTACAGGACACTATTGAACTTATGAACAGTTCTGATTATAAGGATAGATTTAAGGCAGAATACTGGCAGGCTAAAATCAGATATGACAAGTTAGATGATATGACTGTCAAATACGAGGCTCGTACTTTGACATTTATCCCTAAATGCTCATTAGAACTCTTAAAAGAGCAGAAAAAGCATTTAGGAAATTATATTCGCACTTTAAAAATTAGAGCAGAAATTGAAAAAATTGAATTATAGAAAGAAGGTATAGAATATGAGAATTAACGTTCATGGAGGGCATTCTTTAAAATGTCGTGGTGCTAGTGGATTATTAGACGAAGTCAATGAAGACAGAAAAGTTAAAAATAAAGTCATTGAGTTGTTAAGAGCAAACGGACATACAGTATATGACTGTACTGATGATAATGGAAAAGACCAGAATTCTAACTTAAAAGCAATTGTAAATAAGTGTAATGATCATAAGGTTGACTTAGATGTCTCTATTCATCTCAACGCTGGAGGCGGAACAGGTACAGAGGTATATGTCTATAGCGACAACTCAAAAGCCAAAGATGAAGCTGAAAGAATCGTCAAGAATATTTCTAACACTCTAGGCATTAGAAACAGAGGTGTTAAAACATCTACTAAGTTATATGTGTTGAGAAAGACTAATTCTCCAGCACTACTTGTTGAGTGTTGCTTTGTTGACAACGCTATTGATAAAGTGAAGTGGAATAGTGACTTATGCGCAAAATGCAATTGTAGAGGGTATCTTAAATAAGAGTGTTAATGAACACGTTGAAACTCCTACACCTAAGCCACAGAGCAATGCATCTAGCACTTTAGGTACTTATATGATTACTGCTAGTGATTTAAGTGTCAGAACAGGACCAGGAGCTAACTGTAGAAGAAAGACATATGAGGAATTAACTAAGAACGCTAAGGCTCACGATTACGACAAGGACGGCTGTCTAAATTATGGCACTCGTGTTACTGTGTCTAAATTCGATGGAGATTGGGCAAAGATTCCTAGTGGATGGGTTGCTAAAAGATACTTGAAAAAAGTCTAATTCTACTTTTATTCTAAGTATATTCTTAAAGATGTTGACTAAACTCGACTTAATTTCGATTAAATCTCAACTACACGAAAATTTAAAGCATAAGAAAAGACCAGGGCTAATTGTGAACCGCCCCTGTCAAGTAGACAGGTGAAAAAATTAAAAACATGTACCAATGCC